TATAAAAAGAAATGGGGTGACGAATGGCTGAGTTTTCTGCTGCTGGATGGCCAAGAGAGCTCATGTAAGTAGAGAGAGCGCTCTTGGAGCCGGGGCGGGTGCAGGAGGCCTAGAGCCGGATCAAGGGGCTTATCGGGCCGTGCGACCATACAGCAGGAGGGGCAAGATTATTTATTATGGGGGAAAGACTTCCACCTCTAATAGCGGTTTCATTTGATCTCATCTATCAAACCGATGATCATGACTACTGTATTCGTTTTCCAGGTATGGACAATAACCAAATACCTCTCGTGAGGGTGAAAATAGAAGGAGCTGGGTGGTGGTCTGGCTTTTTGATATGTCTGCAGATTGTGACTCAGCTCGCGGTCCTGATCTATGTCACCCTCAACTATATAAATACAAAGAGGCCAAGTGGAAGCAGCAAGTAAGCAAACTTCACAGAGAATTCTGTGGCTGCAATAATTTTCTGGATCATTTTAAATGGCCTACAGGCACAGGAGGCCGTTCCGGAGGTACCGGAGAAGGTACCGAAGATGGAGGGGCCGGAAGGTCCACCACCGACGTACCTGGAGACCTTTCCACCGCTTCGGCTGGAGGAGGAGGTGGAGACATCCCAGACGAGGATCTGCTGTTGTAAGGATCACCAGACCCAAAAAACATAAGTACATTACTGTAACTGGGTGGGAGCCTCTCGGAAACTGTTGTGTGACAGATAGTGCGGGTGCAGAGGCAAAACCTTATGAGGATTTAGACAAAGATGTAGCTACCTGGTGTACACAGAATAACAACGCTGTTTGGCATGGTACCTTTGGCCACCACTATCTCACCTGGGGTCTCCTAGTTCAAAGAGCTCAATATTACTTTTGCAAGTTTTCAAGTGACTATCGCGGCTATGACTATCTCTCATTTTGTGGAGGTTATATTTGGCTCCCTTATCTCTATGCTCCTTACATGTTCTGGCTGGATCCTTGTATCATTGATCCACAAGAGAAACTCATGAACTTTCAACTCTACAAAAAAGATTCGAGTTGGTTTCACCCAGGTATTTTCATGAATAGAAAAGGAGCTAGATTCATACCTCCTTCCTACCAGACCTACACACATCACCTTTACAAAAGGCTAAGAGTTCCAAGGCCTCCAACATGGGAAGGTGTCTACACAATACCTGCAGCTACCCAATACATCCTGACACACTGGGCCTGGACAACAGTCACCACCAACACAGCCTTTTTCGATGGTGCATGCAACCAGTCAGGCACCACAAATACATGTGAAGCTGTTCCCTGGTTCATGAAGGGACACCAGCCAGCAGGGAAATTCGCTCAGAAACTCACCAAATGGAAAACAGACACAGCAGATGGAACAAAAAACTTAGACTGTTTCGGTGACCCCAGAAGTTGGTGGGTGAATAGAAGAAAATATGATGATAAATCATCAACCACATGCAATACAGACAACTGGGGACCCTTTTTACCATCAAAAGGGACTGGTACTGGTGTCACAAAGCAATATGACTCAATTTCTTTTTGGTTTCGCTATCGCTTCAAATTTAAGGTCTCTGGAGACTCTATCTACACAAGAATCCCCAGCAGGACAGCAACGGAGGTCATCAGTGAAGCGCCAGGACCTCAGTCAAAAATACAGGCTCGCTCCATACTCAAGACCAGACCTCCAGACCTTGGGGACATACTTGCAGGAGACCTCGACGAGGACGGCATCCTCACGGATGAGAGTCTTGAACGAATTATTAGATCTCATCCAGGAAGACAGCCAGCCGGAGTGGAAGCCGATCCGGACCAGCTCAAGCAAAGACGTGTCCGACTTCGACACGACCCCGGGGTCAGAAAGCGAAGACTCCGACGTCTCCTATCTGGATTGGGATTGGGAAGACGAACCCAATCCGGGGGGGAAGGGCCCCCCCCTAGTCCCCCCCACCCCTGGGCCTAAAGCCCAGGGGTACCCACCTCACTTCCTCTTTTGAGCTGTCAATAAACCGTGAATGCGGAACTAAATGCAAATGTGTGGTTTCTGTGGTTGGCTAGGGAAATCCTGGGCGGAGCCTGCCGGAGGCGTGGTTTCAACTGCTTTTTACTTTCATTTTGGGCAGCTCATGAATATTCATGAGGTGCTCACTCTCTGCGCATGCGCAGGGAGTCACATGACCAAAGG